GCCTTTTCTTCAAAAATCTTTGTACGGGGTGCATTTTTCTCTTGCATTCCGTGAGGGAATCAAGTACACTGAAAGAGTAGAAAGCAAGACACCCCACGGGGTGAATTACCTTACGAGGTGCTTTATGACGATTGAAGTTCCTACGCCTTCCACCGATCTGATTTCCCAGATCGAAACCGCAACAATTGAAACCAACCAAGCCGAAATCGCCGCCGTGATGGCGATTCGTGAGAAGTTTTACTCCTACGCCAAACACAACGGCAATGTTCGGCTGGCCCACTACGAAGCTTCCACCTGCAATTGGTCCGTGGATCGGAGCGTATACTACAAGGACGCCACCGGGAAGCGCGCCAAGGCGTTGCTCGCGTGCAACGACTTCAATAGCGGCCGCGAAGACCAGAACCATGGCTCGCTCGGTGGTAAACGACTGTACTTGCTGGCCACCGGCGAATGGCTCGAAATCAAGCGCACTGGATCGTGGAGCGCGTGGCAGGGCAGCCCTAACCAGTGGGGATGCGGAGAAGACGCCAGCCCGAATGATGACCGCGAGTATGAGGCTACAAGCACTGGCGGATACGCGAAGATCGTGAACGATGCCCAAGTCGCCGCCAACTGGGACTTGGAAGAATTGCTCAAGGATCTTGGCCAAGCCATGACGGAAATGTGCGGCAAACTCCCGGAAAGACACGGCAAGCTGAAAGCCCGCGCGGAACTGGCACAACGCGCTATCGAAGCTCTGAAAGCGTAACTGGACATGAGCAAAAGCACTATCAGCACGTTCCAACTCTTCGAGCTTTTCCCGGACGAAGAGACGGCGCGCACCTACCTGGAGGGCCGACTCTGGCCCTCCGGCCCCACCTGCCCGGTGTGCAAGCGCCAGGAGCGAATCACCACCCGCAAGGGTGGCTTCTACCGCTGCAACACCTGTCAGTTGGACTTCACCGTGCGAACCGGAACGATCTTCGGACGTTCGCACATCCCCCTCCATAAGTGGATCTACGCCATGTACCTGCTGGTCACCGCGCGCAAGGGCATCTCCAGCCTGCAACTCGCCAAGGAGATTGGCGTTACTCAAAAATCGGCGTGGTTCATGCTTCAACGGTTGCGCGAAGCCTGCGGATCGAATGACGATATCGACAAGTTGCGGGGAACCGTCGAAGTCGATGAATGCTTCATCGGCGGTCTGGAGGCTAACAAGCATGAATACAAGAAACTTCACTCCGGGCGCGGGGCCGTTGGCAAAACTGCCGTACTCGGGATGCGAGAACGCGGCGGACGTACCCGCGCGATGGTCGTTCCCGATACGACGCTCGGCACCGTTCAAAGCGAGATTCACGGGAAGGTGGAAGCCGGTTCGCAACTCTACACCGATGAGCACGGGGCGTACACTGATCTGGACGGCCTGTTCTTTTCGCACGATACCGTGAACCACGGCGCGGGCCAGTACGCCAAAGGACCGGTCAACACCAATAGCATCGAAAGCGTTTGGGCGGTCCTGAAACGCGGGCTTCATGGCGTCTACCATCACGCCAGCAAAAAGCACCTTGCTCGATATGTTGACGAGTTCACCTTCCGGCTGAACGAAGGGAACGTCGCGCGTCACAGCCTTGAACGTCTGGCGAGCTTCGTTGATGGCGTAGCAGGCAAGCGAATCACCTATGCGGAGGTAACCGCGTGAACACTCCTCCTGAGCTTGACCGCATCGCAGACTTGGTGCTGAACTACCGCCCGAAAACACGCGCGAAAAAGGCGCGGAAACGCAAGAAGGCGCGGAGGTCGAAACGTGTTGGAAATTAAGGGTTTCGGGAGTCATGTATATAATTCCCCAATCAAAGTGGATCTGAAATCCGCTCATGAGCTGATCGACAGTGGCCAATTGCGACACCTGGAAGTGGAAACCCGCAATAGCATCATGGGGCTCATGGAACTCGGGCTCTACGCTAAGGGCAACTTCTACGCCCGCTTGCAGTGAGCGGAAGACTGAGGAACCGATGCAATTCCTATTCAGACGTAAGGTAGTGAGCTACGAAGGCCCAACTGATCTGGGGAAAGGGCCGCGTCTCATTCTGAAGTTGGAGTGCGGCCACATGTTCCACATCGAACCGCGCCCGTGCCCCCCAACAGAGAAGTACTGCCCGGCTTGCGCGGATCTGAGAGGGCGCTTGCGCCGGCTCTGGAGACGGGTGATTGCGTTTGTCAGGTACGAATGGTGAGACCGAACCGAAGGGAAGAAAAAGGAGCGGAAACAGAAACCGTAGGTTTCGTTTGCCGCAGGTAGCCGGAAAAGAAGACGGAGGAACTTCCAATGACAGACCAAAACCACGATGACAGCCCCGGAGGCTGTTTCATGATGTTCGCATTGCTAGTGCTGATAGTGACGATCATTCTTGCTACGGGATCGAAGATGCGCGAAATCGACCATCGCCTAGACGCCATCGAGCATGTCCAACCCGCGAAGTAAAGGGAAGAAAAAGGAGCGACAAAAGAAATCGTAGGTTTCGTTCCACTCAGATAGCCGACAAAAAGGAAAGCGCCATGATCGACCACGCCGCAGTCATTCAGGATCTTAAAGCCAAACGAGACGCCATTAACGCCGTCATTGGTCTATTCCGCGACCTTTACAGGATGCCGGCCGCCAACAACCGCAAGGACCCGCAACCAACTCCCTTAGCAACTAAGCGGGCCTACAAACGCAAGACTGCCCCATCCGAGGCCCCAGCGGACCCTAATGCTGGACGACAGAGCCCGCTGCAAGATGCAATTCTGAAGCTGCTAAAAAGCCGTGGCCCTCTGACCTCAATTGCAACTTATGAGGAGTTGCTGAAGGCTGGCGTACAGACCACAGCCGGAAGCGTCTACCAGACTCTCCGACTGCTGTTTGAAAAACATCTCCTCGTCAAAGGCAAGGACGACATCGGAACACTCATCTGGAAAATATCGTGAACCCTGTATCGTGCGCCCTCTACGCCCGCGTTCGGAACTTTTGGCGAACACGCCAATGCCGCCTGAAGGGTCATCAATGGATTGTAAAAACCGAATTCCATCCGCCGCCGAAGTTCGAGAACGGCTTGGACCATCTGAAATTCAACATTCTGCTGATGCTCGGATGCTGCATGGGTCTGCCGGAACTAGGAATTTGCGGACTTGGAATCACGGACATAGAACGAATGTGTGCCAGATGCGGCAAATACGAAAAAGGATCGGACTATGGAGAGTTGAGCCCCCACGAAGCCTTAATAAAAACAATTCGATGGAAAGGCGTAACTGCACATTAAAGGACAGCCTATGGCCTGCACCTTCTATGCCCGCGTTCGGAAACTCTGGGAGAAGTGCCACCATCCTGCCCCAAGGAATTCTCAACCACCAGATACAACCATAAGACACTTCGGAACATTGATGGGAAACTTGCACATTGTGGCCATGACTGGAGGTAAAGCCTACGATTGCGGGCCAACCCCATGCGCCGACGAGACACTTGTACGAGAACGGCTGAACACAATAATGGGAGAACCGTTTTTTGGACTGCCTGGAAGACAGCCTCTAGAACAACAGCTTACTGTGGCGGATGAAGAGATCGTCGGATATACGGAGGGCGGTTGTGGTATCCCCAGGCGCGTTCTAGAAATGGTCTACAACGATGCTTTGATGCTTGAACATGTTCATGGAGACGGAACATTTGCGACCGTTGCGAGCCATATGGAATCGGCTGTTCTAAAAGTGGCTCGGGAATTGTATTTGGAAGGGAAGAAAAAGGAGCGGAAAAAGAAATCGTAGGTTTCGTTTGCCGCAGATTCGGCCTATATGACGTGCGCACTGTACGCAAGAGTTTCGACTCGAAACCTCGGCCAAGACCCCGAGAACCAGCTCCTCCAACTCCGCGAGTTCGCCCGCGAGAAGAAATGGAAGATCGTCCGGGTGTACGAGGACCGCGAGTCGGCCGGTGGCAAACCACGGGAACAGTTCCAAAAGCTCTTCCAGGACATTCTGAAGCCGAAGAAGCTTTTCGACGTGCTGCTGTTCTGGAGTCTCGATCGGTTCAGCCGAGAAGGCGTCTACGAGACCCTTCACAGGCTCAAGGAGCTCGACCAGGCAGGTGTCCAGTTCCTCAGCCTCCAGGAGCAGTACCTCGACACGCTGGGGCCGTTCCGCGAGATTCTATTGGCCATCCTGGCATACGTGGCGGAGCTCGAACTGTCCCAATTGAGCGAACGGGTCAAGGCGGGAGTCTCCAGGGCCAGGATCGGCGGAAAGCCCTGGGGGAGGAAGCCCGTCGAGATCAATGAGCGGAAGCTCCTGGAGATGCGGAAGAAGGGTTTCAGCCTGTCGGAGATGGCCGGGGTCTTGAAGGTGTCTAGAACGACGGTGTTCAAGCGGTTGAGGCAGATGGGAGGATACAAATAGCCAAATGACGAAACCGCAAAAGAGGAAGACTTTCCCAAATCCTTCGAGCTCTGAAGTGAAAGCGTATTCAGACATGCTGCGCCGATGTAGAACAGTCCAGACAGCGGAATCTGTAGTACACTGGGCTAAGCAACACGGAGTTTTCGATTTGGCAAATTCCGCAATCCATAAAATCAAAGACCTGAGAAAGTGGTGAGGCCATGGACAGTTGGAGGTTTGAGAGAAAAGGTCATCTACCGGATATTGTCGCGTGGCGAGTATTCGACACTGTAGACGTACTACATCTTCGGTTCCGTACCAACTACGTGTTTTTTGACCACACAGAGAATCTCCATGGCAACACGATTACAAATCTGAGCCGACCATGCTCCCTGGACAGCGTTAACGAGTTCCAAATCAACCGGATGTGGGTGAATGTGACTGGAAATCCAGAGTCTTCCGAGAGATTGGCGTCTCACAGTGTTGTCTCTTTGTGGATCGCGCAGAAGCGGTATGCCCATGTGCCACTATTGGACATTTACAGACCACGCCCGAAGTCGCATGAAGATGCAAATAGCGAGAGTGGCCGTTGCATGGACTTCACTGCCTCTCCGCTGTGCGTGCTGGCTGGGCAGAATGTATTTGCCACGATAGATTTAGCGCTGGACTGTTACGGGACTATTCTTCAGTTTGTCCTGGATGGGCTGATGGCGCGGACGATTTGTTGACGGTGTTCAAGCGGCTGAAGCAGTTCAAAGCGGAAGGTTGATGGCGAGACGACCAAGAGGCTCCAGCTTCACGGAGATAATCCAAGGTCTTCTCGTCTTGGCAGCCGAATCTATAAAGCGCGTCTGCCAGTGCGGAAACAAGTGCCAGTGCCACAACGGCGGCCACATCGTGCGGTGCCCACCTGAATGCGGAAACCCGCTCGGTCACTTCGGTTGTCACTGCCTTTGCCCTTCCGAGCGGTGCGCTTGCGGCGGGGAATGTCAATGCCACTTGATGCCCCCGTACGGAGGCGTGCCGTGTCCCCGAGGTTGCCCGACGCGAGGTTTCGATGGGTGCCACCTGTGCGATTGCGGACGCGATGCCGAAGCGAAAAATGGGCCGAGGGGAAAGAAACCGTAGATTTCGTTCCACTCACGTAATCGGCGTATGATCGGTTAAAATGCAATCGCCGCCCGAAGACGGCGATCGATCTCATTATACACATGGCAGATGAGGCAACTGCTCTACGCGGCCGCGGACTCCCGGTCTTTCGCCTTCGTGGACCAGGGCGGATTCTTCGGCGCCGGGAACTTCTGTAGGTAGCGGTCCACCGCATCCAGGCTGACATCGAGAGCCCCGGCGATCTTCCGCAACATCGCCACGCTTCCCCCCCGCTTGCCGTGCAAAATCATGGAAACCGCGCTCTCGCTGATCCCCGCTTTGGCGGCCAATTCGGTCTGCGAAACCCGCTTGAGAGCCTTCTCGACTGTGCCCATACACTGAAGCCTACCAAATCCTTTACAGAATGTCAAGATTTTCATTGACACGGACCCGAAATTCGCCTTATGATAGTGGAGCCATCCCGTCCGAAAGGCGGGGACCGGCCCGACCCGGTCGAAAGAGAGAACCTATGGAAGCATCCAATGCCTCTTGCCCTCAAACACCCCTGCGACGTTTCCGGGTCCGCTCCGATGTGACGGTTTGGGCCACGGACTATTCCGAAGCCCAGACGGTAGCTTCATCGGCCGCGGCGCTGTGGTCGAACGAGACCGGCTTCGAGCACCTACACGGATTCGGAGACCCGCGCGGATCAGTGGTGGTCGAAACAATTGTAGAGTTGGTGATCGAAAAACTTGTGGAGGCGAAGCATGTCTGAACCGTTGACCCCTAGTGAATGGGTGGCGGTAAGTAGACTGTGCAAGCGCATCGTCACTGCCACGCTAATACCCAACGATGCAACTCTCCTATCCATGCTGTTTCCACGGATCATTGCCGAGGCCGATAACCTGAAGACGTACGCAGACTCTGTTCTCGACAAACCCGAGGACCGGCTCTATCATGCGGAAGATCGGACCTGGTGGCGCCGCGAAGGATTGTCGCTCAAAGCCGCCGAGCCGCCGCCGGAGATCGACGCGCTCCAGGCCGCGCTCGCCCAAGCCATTTCCCAGGGCTGCACCTGCGACCACCTGTACGGAGCGACGTGCAACATCCACCGGCTCGAAACACCGGCAGGAATCGAGGAGGCCGTGGAGCACTTGAAGGCGCTGGAGGAGGCGGCCAGCGTGATGAAACAGTATCTGTTGAGACTGGAAGACCCCCGCTCAGATCCGCTACTTTGGAAAATCCGGCGCGATTTTCATGCCCCGCTCCACGCGACGTTGGACGCGGCGCTCAAGGGAGTCCCCAATGCCTGACCTTGCGACTGGCCCCTGCTCGGACGTGTGCGTGCTCGGATGGGACGGCGACGAGCCCGAATTCTACGACTCCAAAGTCCGCAAGGCGCACAAGCCGCACGTCTGCTGTGAATGTCACGAGACCATCGAAGTAGGTTGCCACTACGAACATGTAGTCGGCAAGTGGGAAGGCACCGTCCTTTGTCGCAACACCTGTTTGCTGTGCGTCGAGATCCGCACGAAGTTTTCCTGCGACGGGACGTGGGTGTTCACAACGATATGGGACTCCTTAACGGAAGGTCTGTTTGACCGCTTGACGTTCGGATGCCTGGAAGGCTTGTCCCCGGCCGCCCGCGAGAAGGTCCTGGAGGCGTGGCGCAAGTGGAAAGGGTTGGCGGTATGAATATCATCAAAGCGTCGTTCACAATTTTGCATGCGCCAGACGCTCAGGTACTTCTTTTTACATTGGAACAATACGGGCGCACGTGCTATAAGAGCGAAGACAAGATCACGGAAGGTTCTGCCGAAAAGTTTATCCGCATGCTCCTGCAAAAGGGCCATGAATCCGTCCTCGAACATGAAAAGATCACAGTACGCGTGATCTGCGACCGGGGCGTGAGCCATGAGATCGTGCGACACCGGATCGCCAGCTACAGCCAGGAGAGCACCCGTTATTGCAACTACAAGAAGCAGGGTGTGACCTTCATCCAGCCGTGCTTTTGGAATCCTGGAAGCCAGAAATGGGACAAATGGCGATCCGCTATGTCCTATGCGGAAACGATTTATCTGGAACTCTTGGCTGACGGTTCCTCTCCCCAGGAGGCTCGCTCAGTTCTCCCAAACTCGCTCAAGACGGAGATTGTGATTACGTACAACATCCGGCAGTGGCGACACTTCTTCCGGCTCCGCACCGCGCCGACGGCACATCCTCAAATGCGGGAGATCACGCTCCCTATGCTGGCAGACTTCAAGACACGCTTCCCAGTTCTCTTCGAGGATCTATGACCCGAACCTCCATAGGATTCACGGTCAATCCGATCCGCTTCCGAAACACGGAAACCGGCAAGGTGGGCCACTACTGCGAGAAGGTGAGCCCCGGCTGCAAAAACTGCTACGCCTCCAGGATGCAGAAGAGGCCGATGCACCCCGCCTGGGCCAAGAGTGTGTGCGACCAGTGCCAGGCGGCTGGTGTGCCGTTCTTCTTCAAACAATGGGGAGAATTCGCGCCGACTGGCCCACTGTCTGCCCATCAGGAGATCGTATGCGGAGCCGATGGATGGCACGCACCATCGGGAAACGTGGGGGCTCTGTCGATACACCACATGGAGCGGCACAATGGCGAAATGGAATGCCCGCCACTACAGAACATGTACCGCGTCGGCAAAAAGGCCGCCGGCCGACTGCTCGACGGCAGGACCTGGGACGAGATGCCGGAGATGCTCTGATGAGTGAGCCCGCTCCCAACGAGAAAAAGGTAATCGACATTGGGGACTTGTCTCTTTGGAGAAAAACGGATTCTCGGTTCATCCGCGCTGAGAAAGGGCAGTGTCCCCACCGTAACTTGGTAGCCGACGAAGAGGGAGAGATTCTGGAATGTAAGCAGTGTGGAAAACAGGTCTCCGCATATTGGGCCTTCATGCGGTTCATCCGAGAATACGAAAACTACACCGATTCTCTGAAAAGCCGCGCGGAAGGTGTTCGCATCCGGGAAGAAAAAGGATTGACGCTCAAAGCGGCTCAGTTAATCGAGAAGGCGTGGCGTAGCCGCCGAATGGTCCCAGCGTGTCCGCATTGTAAGAAAGCGATTCTTCCCACGGACGGGTTTGGAGGACTGCAATACAACAAAACAGATCCCGACAAAGCGCAGAAGAGTTTCGAGAAAACAATGGTCATTCTCGGAGGTCAACCGTGAAGGCCCCCTGGGTAGTCGCCGCCGGCGCACCCGGCGAAACCGCCCACTGTACCCGCTGTGGAGAAGGACTTGATTTAGGATCGAAACCACAACGGGTAGAGGTGGCCCTAGCCGCCATGCGGGCTTTCGTGAAGTGCCACACGAAGTGCAGACCGAATCAATACACAGAGCCAATCATCACCCGCGCCAACTGGCCAGCATCCCGCGATATTGGAGTGAGTCCCGCGACGATCTGGTACGCCTTCACGGGGCAGAAGCTCTATTGTGTGTTCAATGTGCCCCGCGACCCCGACGACTTCGGACGCTGTTACCGGCTCCTGAAACTGTGCCCAGAGTGGGAGTCGCAACTGGACGACGTTGCCGAGATGTTTCCAGAATGGAAACGCTTCGTCATGAAGTGGCCGAAGCTCAAGGAGCTTTACGAAGAGGCCCTCAAGACTGGCGACGGCAAGCCAATATACGAGTTCATGAAGAAACTAGGGGAGGATGCGACGTGAAAGTTCTGACTCTGACCCAACCGTGGGCAACGCTCGTGGCCATCGGCGCAAAGCGAATCGAAACCCGGTCCTGGAGAACCTCCTACCGCGGCCCGTTGGCGATCCACGCCGCGAAGGGATTCCCGAAATGGGCTCGGGAGACTTCCTATGAAGATGTGTTTTGGAAGGCGCTCCATGGTAATCGTCCGAAGGTTCTGATCTACGAATCCAAACTGCCATGCGGCGTAATTCTTGCCACCTGCCGCCTAATTGATTGCATCCCAACCGAAACCATGTATCTGAGTCCGCTATTTCGTCACCTATTCACAGAGCAAGAACAGGCATTCGGGGATTACGGAGAACGACGCTGGGCTTGGATTCTCGATAACTTGCAGGCGTTGCCCGAGCCCATCCCAGCCAAAAGACATCTGGGACTATGGGATTGGGAGATGCCATGCCTGTGAGCACGCCACGAGAGCGCCCGCTCATCTTCAGCGGGCCGTCCGTGATTCAAATTCAAAAGGGACTGAAAACGCAGACCCGACGTACAAAGGGCCTTGAGCGGATCAATGAGAACCCGAACGATTGGTCCTTCTGCTGCCGGCAAGATGGGATCTTTCACTTTATCAACGAGAGCGATCAACACGTTTCTTTGCGATTACTGTGCCCCTACGGCGTACCAGGAGACCGGCTCTGGGTGCGGGAGATGTTCCGTGAATTCGATGATGGGGACGTGTTCTATCGAACCCACTTTGGGAATTCAATCCCGGTCCACGCGGATGATGACCCGGCGGTACGGAAGTGGCAATCTTCGATGTTCATGCCCCGCAAGTTCTCCCGCCTGATTCTGGAAATCACCGACGTGCGCGTGCAACGGGTCCAGGAGATCAGCGAGGAGGACGCAAAGGCTGAAGGAATGATCGGCTCCCCGCTTAATGGGAAAGTCTGGTACAGAGATAACTTCGCTGGATTCTGGGATTCCATCAACGCCAAACGGTATCCGAAAACCAGCCACAACCCAAAGAAGTTGACTGCTACTTTGAAAGACGAACGGAAGCGCGGTATCTATTCCTGGCACTCAAACCCCTGGATGTGGGCCATCTCATTCAGACGAATTGCGGAGGCTCTATATGTCTCCTGAACGCGAGACCTGCCCCGCCTGCGGCCAGTTGACCATCATCCCGATCGCCTATGACGAAATCGCGGAGGACACCACCTGCCAGAATTCGGACTGCCGGGTGGTCCTCAACAAGGAAGGCCACATCATCGGACGGTGGACCGCAGGCTACGTGGACTTCGTCCGAGGAAGAGAAGACGCTCATGTCTGAGATCATCGACAAGATCCGAGCCCGTCTCGAAGCCTGCCCCATTCCCGAAGGCGCGGTAGCCGACTGGAAAGACACCCGGCATTTTGAAATTCAGCAAATCATACAGCCTGGAACGGGAGAGTTCTGGTGGTTGGAAGCCAGCTCTTGGGAATTGGCGATGCGCCCCGACATCGACGGTTCGGACGAATGCCAAGAGCGCTGTGGAGCGGTGCTCGACTACGCCGTAGCCTACCGGCCCGACGTACAGGCGCTCCTCGCGGCCATCGAAACAGCCTGGAATGACGCCTACCGGGAGTGCGCCGAAAGAATATGCTGCTATTGTGCGGTACACACACGAGCTGGCTTCACATTTCAAGATGTAGGGGATGGGATTCTGCAACACGTCTTCAGAGAAGGTACAACTCACAATTGCAAAGCTATACGCCTCCGCCAAGCGCGCCCGAAAGCCTTCGAGAAACCCTGATGTTGAAGCTCATTCTGGCCTGCCACAAACATCCCGGCTACAATCCCTCAAAGGGTCCGAACGCCATCAAGGGAGGCTGTGAATTCTGCTTCAAGTTGCTCAAAATCGGGTGCGAAATTGCGAGTCTGAAGCGGGCCGGCCAGAACGGCGCCTGGAAAGCGGCTGGGCAAGAGTTGCGAATCCCGCTGGTGCTCGCATATAGGTCCAAGGTCTCACAGAAGACCATGGCAATGCCACAGGACGACGAGCAACCGATGTTGTTTGCAGTGGAAGAATCCGCACCACTGAGAGAGAGTTTAGAGCCGAAACCGAGACCGGCCAAGCGACGGGCCGCCAGAGGATAAGAGATGCCACAAGAGAGCATGAGCGAGCCGGAGCCGCGGGCTTCATTTTCCAGAATCTATCTGAGCCCGACACACCGAATCCGGGTTTGGATCAATTCCGATGGAACTGTAGGACATTCGGCCCAACTGAAAGGAGAACCCTTAGACCACATCGGAGCGGGCCGGGCCATGGTCGAATATGCGGAGAAGTTGCACAAGCGGCTGACGACCGCTCAACTGTGGCTGGCGACGGCCAGGGCCGGCAAGTGGGAGAGCCCCCAATAGAACCCCATGCGGCGAGACCTTCCAACCATCGGAGAGGTGTGGAGGAGACTGGGAGGCCAGGACCCAATCCGTAACCGGGTACCGGCGTTGTGGCGTAAGACGAAAGACCGCAATGTCAGCTTGGACGATTCCAAGGGATGCTACTTCGACTTCGTTACAGGCTCTGGAGGAGGAATTCTTGACCTCGTGGTGCAGGCCCACGGGTGCAGCCGATCTGATGCATACAAATGGCTCGCCCTTGAGTTTAATCTTGAATCCAAGGACATCACCCCGGTAGAGCGTAAAGCTCACGGACAGGCCCGCCAGATAGGCCGGATTCTGGCACGGGATGCCCTCTGGTGGTGGATGGCGAAGTGTTCCGACCTGGAAGACCAAAAACGTGAAATCGTTCAAGTGGGCGCGGAGCCCTTCGAGTTGGCGCGAGTAGCAAATAAACTCTATCGGCTGCAATCGCTAAACGCGGTTGGAATCGTATCTGAATTTGCAAAACACGAGTCGAACGATCCCGTAGCGTGCGCCGATTTGGTTCGAGCGGGCCGCGGCTGGGAAGAAGCTTGCAAGTGGGCCATTAAAAGGACGATCACGAAAATTCGTCGTCAACAAGCGAAAGCCAGCCATGCAGCCTGACCCCGCAAAGATGGAGGCCGCCGCAGTTGCTCACGTCATGACGGAGCCCATCTCGATCGGCTGGAAACGCCGGCTCATCACAAATGATGCGGGCGCACCAAAACCCATACTAGCAAACGTGATTATCGCCTTGACGCAGGCCCCGGAATGGACCGGCGTACTGGCATACAGTGAGTTCTCTATGGCGACGATAGCTCGAGAACCTCCCCCTTGGTCCGGCTCGGTTGCCGGCCTTGAATGGAGCGACCACGATGACCGGCGTACAACGGAATGGCTCCAGCATAATGGGATCTTCGTAGGTGTCGAAATTGCTTCTCAAGGCGTTCAGGTGGCCGCCCAAGCTCACAGTTTCCACGCTGTCCGCGAATATCTGGACAAGCTCATCTGGGACGGCACAGAGCGTATTTCTACCTGGCTGAGCCTCTATCTGGGAGTCGAACATTCCGATTACGCGAGCGCCGTCGGAAGCCGGTGGCTCATTCAAGCTGTCGCCAGAATCTATCGGCCCGGCGTGAAAGCGGATACGTGTTTAATTCTGGAAGGCAAACAAGGAACCTTGAAATCCACGGCTCTGAAGACGCTAGGGGGACATTGGTTTACTGATGAGATCGCAGAACTGGGGACCAAAGACGCCAGTTTGCAGACCCTGGGTGTTTGGATTATTGAGCTTTCGGAACTCGACAGTATGAGCCGAGCTGAGGTCTCGCGGATCAAGTCCTTCATGAGCCGGGCAACCGATCGTTTCAGACCCCCGTACGGCCGCCGGATCATCACGTCCCCCCGTCAATGCGTCTTCGCCGGCAGTGTAAATCACAGCAACTACCTTCGAGACGACACCGGGGGGCGCCGCTTCTGGCCGGTTGAATGTGGGAACATCGACATCAAGAGCTTGAATCGCGATCGAGACCAATTATGGGCCGAGGCCGCTGTTCAGTACAAAATCGGAGCTCCTTGGTGGCTCGATTCAAAAGCGTTAAACTACCAAGCCGAAGAAGAACAGGCCGATCGGCTGGAAGACGACCCCTGGCAATCCCTTATTGCCGAGTGGTGTACTACCCAATGGTCTTATGGGGAAACCAGCGTAAGCATCGCAGATGTGTTGACGAGGTGTATTCAGAAGCCCAAAGAGAGGTGGATTCAGACAGATCTCAACCGGGTCTCCAAGTGTTTCCGGGCGTTGAAACTCCGCCGGCGCCGGTTAGGCATCAGGGAGAATCGAGAGTGGCGATATTTCCCAGTTCCGAAGGATACTGAAAATGTATTATAATCTGCTCTTATTAGCCGGTTTACAGACTGGGACGCACTTAACTTCTTTGTTTTCATACCTGTGTCCCAGTGTGAAAAATGCGTCCCAGTAT